GGGATACCTAATACAAGACAGTTCAGAGAACTTATAAGAGAAGAAGCACTTCCGTCACCTAGACTTGCAAAAGCCCCTACTTTACCTATTGCACCGATAAAACCTGTGAGTATGGCAAAGTTTCCTACGAGTCCAGTTGCCCCAGTCGCACCCACCGCAGTCGCACAAAGCGCGATGGCTAATTTACCTGTAGAAATGCAAACGATTTTGATGCCTGATTCTGTGTCACCCATTGCAGAGTCGGGCATCTCTGATATGGACACAGATATAGATAAAGAAATTGAGAAGATACTTGCAGCCGCTATGGCTCCTCCTTCTCAAGAAACTGTAAATGCAGACATAGCAAAATTCATGGGAATGGAACCTGAAGTGAGTGTAGATACAGTAGACCCTGTAACCGCAGCTGTCGAAGCAGCCGTGGGCAATGGTCAACCGACCACGGACAATGCTATATTGAATGAAAATGATATGCCAATAGGAGCTATGGTAGTAACTCCGTACTATAACCCTGCAACAGGTGAAACTTTTGACCAAACTAATACAGCAATGCCAGTTCCAGAAGGCTTTATACCAGTCCCAGAAGGAGGCATCCCTGCTACAACAGGAACCCAACAACCCGATTTCATGACTCAGCTAAATGATCTTATTGCACAGATGCAATTGGAACAAACAGCAGCTGCTGAACAGCAACAGCAACAACAGCAACAAAGACAAGAACAAACAGCCGAAATGGCACAGAATTATATGATAGGGCAACCAGCCGTAGGCTATAACCCTTACCAAAGTGGGCAGTACCAAAACAATCCGTATGGCGCTGCTGGAGTACCTAACATGGGCGGTATTACATCTATACCCGTCCCTGCACCTTATCAAGCACCGAGGACAATGACATAGACACACTACACTTCGCGACCGCTGTACTGCGCGCCATAGATAAAAAAGAACAGCAAATCCAAGAAATGATGACCAATGGAGAAGTAAAAGATTGGGAGCATTATAGGAATCTTACTGGGCACATCGAGGCGCTAAATCACGTTCGCGAAGACATTCGACAATTAATGAAAAATCAGGAGATGCACGATGCCTAATCCAAGCAATTTAGCCATGGAAGAAAAATGGAAAGAAGCTGAAGAAGATAAAGCAGCTTTAGAAAAAGTATATAAATCAGGAAAGAAAAAAGACGACGCTACGACGTTAGATCCTGATATGTTAAATTCAGAACTCTTGGATCAATTACCTTCACCTACGGGGTGGAGGATAATGATCCTACCGTACAAAGGCCAAGGAAAAACAGACGGAGGAATTGTACTTACAAATGAAACTGTTGAGAGACAACAGGTAAGTACCCTACTTGGCTATGTATTAAAAGTCGGACCACAAGCGTACGACGGAGAAAGATTTTCTACCGGACCTTGGTGTAAACCGGGAGACTGGGTATTAATAGGAAGATACGCAGGATCTAGGATTCACATAGAAGGCGGAGAAATAAAGTTGTTGAATGATGATGAAATCATTGCAACAGTTCCAGACCCAGAAGCAATTCTGCATCAATTTTAACCATGGAGAATGACCATGCCAAAGCATAAATTAAATATGAATGTCGCCGAAGAATCAGTACCTTTAGATGATACTGGTCCAGAAGTAGATGTTGATATAGATGAAGATTCGGCTTTACCTATTGATCCCCAACAACCTGACAAACCTGTATTAGGTGACGATGGTGCTGCGGAAGCAATACCAGAGCCTGAGCCTAAACCAGAACCCGCAGTTGCAGAAGCTGACGAACACGAAGAATACAGTAAAAATGTAAAGAAACGTATCGACAAGCTCACTGCAAAACTAAGGGAATCAGAACGAAGAGAGAAAGCCGCAACCGAATACGCAAAAAACGTACAAAGCGAAAATAAACAATTACAAGAGCAGAAACAGAATGTGGATGGCAATTACATTATTGCCGAAGCAAATAGAATTACTGCTGAAACCGAAGCAACAAAGAATATATTAAAGAAAGCAAACGAAGAATCAGACATCGAAGCACAAACTAACGCACAACAAAAATTAGCAGCTCTTGCGGTTGAAGCTCAACGTGTACAAGCTTTAAACCAAGAGCGTTCTGCAAAGACAGAACAAATTCAGGCACCACAGGATTTACCAAAAGAAATCACTCAACAGCCCCCACAATATTCAGAGCCAGATCCTAAAGCCCAAGAGTGGGCTGAGGAGAATCCTTGGTTCGGAAATGATAGGGCTATGACAATGACTTCTTTTGTTTTTCATCAAGATTTACTTAACGAAGGGTTTGACCCAACAAGCGATGAGTATTATGATGAGATTAATAAAAGGATTCGTACGGAGTTTCCTCATAAATTTGAGGAGCAACCACAAGCGAACCGTCCCGCCCAAGCGGTAGCACCAGCGAAGCGAAGTGCTAAGCCAGGGCGCAAAACTGTGAGACTCACACCCTCACAAGTTGCGATAGCAAATAAATTGGGTGTGCCTTTAGAAGAGTACGCAAAATACGTTGAATAACGTGGAGCAATGTAAATGACTGACAAAAATAAAAAAGTAGACGAAAATCGTCAACCACGCGAAGCCCAAACTCGCGAGAAAAAAGAAGCGAGAAAACCTTGGGCACCCCCGTCCGCCTTGGATGCACCTAATCCCCCAGAAGGTTACATTCATCGTTGGGTAAGAATGGAAGTGAGAGGTCAAGATGACACGAAAAATGTCATGGCTAGACTTCGTGAAGGTTGGGAACCTGTGAGAGCAGATGAATATCCTGACTTCGATTCTCCAATTATTGATGAAGGTAAATTTGAAGGAGTGATAGGCGTTGGTGGGTTGATCCTATGTAGGATTCCTATCGAAACTGTACAGGAGAGATCTGACTATTTTGCTAAGAAAACGCAAAGTCAGATGGATGCTGTAGATAACGATATGATGAAAGATGGTCAACACCCTAGCATGTCCATAAACAGGCCGGACCGACAGTCTCGCGTAACAATTGGTGGAACTCAAGGTTCAAGTAACTAAGAGTTCTTTTATAATAATTCTTGGAAATAGAGAAAAGAAATGGCAAATGTAGACAAAGCCTTTGGCTTAGCCCCTTATAAGGGACTCAATGTCGGTTCAGCCGTTCAGCAAGCAAATAAATACAATATTGATCCTAGTGGATATGGTACTTCCATATTCCAAGGTGATCTTTGTATATTTGCAGGTGGATACATCAATAGAGCAGCAGCTAGTTCTGCTAACATCGTTGGTGTTTTATCACATGTATATTACGTTGCTACTGACGGAACTCCTACCTTTAAGAATTACTATCCAGCATCTACAACGGCACTTGGTAGCGGAGCTATAGAAGCTTACGTCTATGACGACCCTAACCAATTGTTTGTTGTTCAAGCGGATGGTGCTTCAGCCGTAACATGTATTGGCAGAAATGCTGACACTGACGGTATTGGTGGTAGTACAACAACTGGCGTTGCTACTCGCGAACTCGACTCTAGCACAATAGCAACTACACAAGGTCTTCAGCTGAAGATTGTGGGCGTAGTCCAAGATGACACTAACGGTGACCTTACAGCGGATAATGCGAACTTAGTTGTTCAAATTAACGAACACGCTTATAGAGGTCCGGTGGCTGGTACATAAGGAGTAACTTAAATGGCAATTAGTAGAGCACAATTAGTCAAAGAATTACTTCCAGGCTTGAACGCATTGTTCGGACTTGAGTACGACAGATATGACAACGAACATGAAGAAATTTATGACGTTGAAAGTTCTGATCGTGCCTTCGAGGAAGAAGTAATGCTTACAGGTTTTGACCAAGCACCAGTTAAGTCAGAAGGAGCAGGCGTAGCGTTTGATCAAGCTCAAGAAGCTTTCACATCACGTTACACCCACGAAACCATAGCTTTAGCATTCAGCATCACTGAAGAAGCGGTCGAAGATAACCTATACGACAGATTGTCGGCTAGGTATACAAGAGCGCTTGCAAGAAGTATGTCGAATACGAAACAAGTAAAATCTGCTGCTGTATTAAATAATGCTTTCAGTTCAAGTTACCCAGGTGGTGACGGTAAAGAACTTTGCGCGACAGATCACCCAACTGTGGGTGGTCCTAATCTGCGTAACGAACTTTCAACCGCTGCTGACTTGAGTGAAACTTCACTGGAACAAGCATTAATTGATATTGCTGCGTTTACTGATGAGCGTGGTTTAAAAGTGGCTCTTCAAGGAACTAAGTTAATTATTCCTAAAGAGTTGCAATTCGTAGCTGACAGATTGTTAGAATCTCCAGGCAGAGTGGGAACGTCTGATAATGACATTAACGCTGTAAGAAACATGGGCATGGTCCCAGAAGGTTACACTGTTAATCATTATCTAACGGACACTGACGCTTGGTTCATTAAGACTGATTGCCCGAACGGATTTAAAATGTTTAACCGTTCACCAATCAGAACTTCAATGGAAGCTGATTTTGACACTGGTAATGTTAGGTACAAGGCTAGAGAAAGATACTCGTTCGGTTGGTCTGACCCCCGTGCGGTATTTGGTAGCCCTGGAGCGTAATAAGCGACTAGATTAAAGGAACCTCTGCCGGGGGTTTCTAACTCAACCCGGCAACTTTAACTTCTTTTATATACACACCTATTTTTTTCTGCTACGATTATCTAAAACCGAGGTAATTTGTTATACCAACTGGCTCGGCAGACTCACTCCAAGATGGTGTAACACATTTAGTTAGGAGAAAAAAATGGCTAAATCAACATTTTCAGGACCAGTCAGATCATTGGCTGGATTTATATCAGCAGGTACTTCAGCTTTTGTTAGCTTAACCGCAGACACTTCACTTACAGTAGCTTCACACGCAGGTAAGATTCTTACTTGTAACGATGCAGACGGTAAATTTACTTTACCTTCAATCGTAGCGACTACTCCTAGTGACTCTACTGATCCAAACCAAACCAATAACATAGGTGCAAGTTTCTTCTTTGTAGTAGAAACAGCTGCTACTGATATGGATATTAAGACGGATGGAACAGACAAGTTTGTAGGTGGTCTTTACACTGGCGTAGATGATTCAACAGGTAAAACCTTTATTTCTGGTTCATCTAACGATGTAATCACTATGAATGGTTCAACTAAAGGTGGACTAGCTGGCAGTATCGTAAAAGTAACTGCAATGGCTTCTGCGAAATACGCAGTTGAAGGAATCATCTTAGGTTCAGGAACTTTAGTAACACCATTTGCTGACGCATAATAGGAGACTAACATGGGATCAGACGTAAAAGCATCCGTCCCTTTAACAAGCTCAGGTCAGTTACAAGGGTATATAGGTTCTTCTGGGGCTGGAACAGCTACAAACTTAACTTCGTTAAGAATACAATCTGTCCAAGCTCAGTCTAGTGCTGCCGACGCAACTATCATCATTTATGATGGTACGAGTGCTAGTAGCACAAGAATAATAGCCCAATTCAAATTTGGTTCAGCGGCGAACGAAGCTTTCGATCACTACATACCAAATATGGGTTGCTATTTTAAAGAAGGTGCTTATGTGGCTCTGACTAATTGTGACTTTTTTGTTGCATATTATAACTAGGAGATAAAATGCCTGGATTAACACGTAGAAGACGCAGCGTTCAAGAAGGCTATGATTGGAGTCAAACTGATAGCTATAAGAAAGGCGGTGTCGTAAAGAAAGGTAAAAAGAAGTCTAAAACTTATGGTGGGTACTAAAATATGGCCACCTCAAGTACAACTTCATTTGATCTTAGTGTAGACGAGCTTATTGAAGAAGCATACGAACGATGCGGTCTTGAACTTCGTACTGGGTACGATTTAGAGACTGCACGTCGTTCGTTGAACTTACTTATCGCTGAATGGTCTAATAGAGGTCTTAATCAATGGTTAATTACCAAAAGTAATTTTACAGTTACAGAAGGCACTAATTACTATGATCTTGGAACCGATATAGTTGATATTACTTCTGCGGTTATTCAACGTGATAACACAGACTATCAATTACAAAGAATAAGTAGATCTGATTATCTTTATACGCCAGATAAAACTACTAAAAGTAGACCTACACAATTCTTTTTAGAAAGGCACATAACACCTAGAGTGTACGTTTACCCCACTCCTGAGAATTCAACTGATGTAATTTACTATTACGCACTGACTAGAATGCAGGACGCAGGAGACTACACCAATAACATGGAAACAGTGTTTAGGTTTTTACCTTGTATGACAGCTGGTTTGGCTTACTATTTAGCGATGAAAAGAGCCCCAGATAGAATACAAGTGCTAAAACAAGTCTATGATGAGGAATTTGATAGAGCAGCCTTTGAAGATATTGATTCAGTAAGTTCAAGATTTTTACCTCCTAGACAAATACTTTAAGGAAGGTTTAAATGGCCTTTGCAGCAGGAAAATACACATGGGGAATCTGCGATACTTGTGGTCAACGGTATCGACTTAAACAACTACAAGAGCAATGGGACGGCTATAAAGCTTGTCCTGAGTGTTTTGATATTAAGCAGCCCCAGTTAGATCCACCACCAATTGGAACAGACCCAGAAGCCGTGCTAAATCCAAGACCAGATCGTACAGAACCTTCTGCTATAGCACTATTAACAAATAATCCTTTTTTGACTACACAAGGAAGTGCAGTCATTAAAGTGTTTCAAGATG